GCTTGATCCAGTAAGTTGCAAAATCGGATTAGATAAGTTTGTTGCAGTTGTTGCGCTAGATATTATCCCTTCACCATCCACAGTCAGCGAATCGCTGGTCAAAGTACCCGTGATGTCTACGCCTGTGGCGGTGGTGGCTAGTTTGGCTGAACCTGAGTAATACAAATCAACAGCACCACTATCTGATGTTTGAAGCCTAAGTGTATTATCGTTTCTATTCCTAATGCGAACATTCGTTGCATCAACATAAAGGTGACCACCAGTTGTATATTCCTGAATAAAACTGTCGGTTCCATTACTGAATACAGCAAGATCACTGCCAGCACCAAAGATAGCCTTGTCGTTGTCACCGAAGGACAGATCGCCCGTCATCGTGTCGCCAGTGGTCTCGACAAAGCCTGAGCTATCAATAGCAGCAGATTGCCAAGAGGAGCCATTATAGATCTTTAATATGTTTGTTGTTGTATTAAAGTACTGGTCACCAGCAGTCAGAGCATTTCCATCATTATCTGTTGTGGGATCTGAAGCCTTAGCCCCGAGATAGATGTCTGTAAACTCATCAAGCGCAGCCTCAGCCGCAACCTTAGCTTCCTCAGCAGCAACCTCAGAAGCAGACGCCTCACTTGCTTTAGTTGTTGCTATACCAGCCTGTGTTGTCGCTGTAGTTGCGCTTGTAGCAGCCTCTCCTGCTTTAGTAGTTGCAGTTGCAGCATTAGTAGAAGCGTTCTGAATGTCTGAAATGTTTGTTGCGTTTGTATTTACAGAAGAAATGTTGTTTGAAACGGTATTAACGTCAGATATGTTTGACGATACTACACCGATATTTGCTGCATCAGAAGCCACTGAGCTAACAGCACCGTTAATACCTGATACAGTTGTTACATCAGAAGAAATACCAGACACAGTAGTTACATTAGAACTAATTCCAGCAACCACACCAATATCAGTGCCGTCAGCAGCAACAGTAGTTACATCAGAAGATATACCCGATACAGTAGTTACGTCACTGTCTATACCAGCAACAGTTGTAATGTTAGCATTGTTTCCTGCAACCGTATTTATGTTTGTAGTATTGCCTGCAACTGTAGTTACATTAGCAGAAACGCCTGCGACTGTAGTTACGTTAGATGAAATGCCAGCAACAGTTTGTATAGCGTCAGTCGCATCTGTTCCGTCCTCAATGTCAGCAAGCGTTGCTATGTCACTGGAGATAGACGCTAAGGTATTACCATCAGCAAGAGTTGCACTTAGCTCAACATTACCGCTTGTTTCATTAAAGCCAATAAGTTTGCCCTTGCGTGTGTCTGCGTCTGGCAACTCAAGAACTGGATTAACCTCTGAGTTAGGCGCAGAGATAGAGCGGCTAGCCTTATCTTCGTTATCAGCAGCAATAGCGGTAAGCGTATCTAGCTGTGTGTTAAGAGCAGCGCGGTTAATGTCTACGCCTGTCTGGAAGTCTGACGTTCTTTCAATAGCAATGCTACGAGAAATAACGACAGTTGATCCGCCTGACACTCCCGTCACAGACGTTGTTACTGTGCCTGTAGATCCGTCACCACCGCTAACTGTGTAATGAGTTGTGATAGTTTGCAGCACACCATTCAGGTAAACACTCAGGTCGCTGTCATTGAAGAACTCAAAAGGTACAGAGAAAGAGGTTTGAGTAACCCCGAATGCAACTGTGTAATTAACTCGGGCTGCGTTGTTTGAAATATCAATTGTCATGTTTGCTCACCTTGTTTTCCCTTTTATTGCACACAGCGTTTTGTTTGACCAACGCACAAAATAACTAGGACAGATTAAGGCCTATTGGGCAAACCACTAGCAAGGTCTTTTGCCGTGTCTTTAATTCCATCTCCGATTGCAAGTGCATCAATTAGTGGTGTCATCTTAATTAAACCTTTGGCTCCATCCTGAATGTCACCATTCAGCATCTGACCAATAGAACTTAATACTTCATAGCTCCAATCAGCAGGCGCACCACCTAAAGAAACAACAGCTCCAAGCCTATCTACTCCAGGATCGTACTTAGGTTGAATTGGGAAATTACTTTCAACACCCATCTCATTCGCCATAGCAATAGCGCGATAAGTCATGTCGCTGTAGATTGCGGCAAGGCCAGAGAAATCAAAAGACCTCATAATCTTGTCTTCTGTATCCATATCGTCCCAAGCCCAGCTTGGTGTTCTGCTTCTTACGATTGCATAGCCAAGACCAAGAGCAACAGATGTATGAGCAATCTTGTTTCTAACAGAGCCAGAAGCATAGTTGCCTGTAATCTTACTTAATGCGCCCATTGTGTAGCTGTAAAAGGTAAACGGAAGAGCAAGCAGACCGCTCTCAACTCTACGATAACCTTGGACACGCGGGTCTGCAGGTAAATCAAACGGCAAGTACTGGGCAACGCTATCAGGCACATAAGCCACACCATTCATAGCAAGTGGTTTGTCAGCAGGAGTACCCATAATAACCCTGTTTATAACTCCAGAAGACAAAGCATCTCTAAATGCGTTTACAGCAATCTCGTCTGTCCACGCTTCAGTGTTTGGAAGAAACAGCTCACCATTGCTCTTCTGATAAGGTGAGTCTGAAATCCTTTTGGCAAGGTCTTTTGTAATATTGTACCTTGCAAGAAACTCTTTCTCAAACTTACTGGCAGTGCCATCAATCAAACGATTTGAAGCCTCAATGATTGTATGACCTCGAAGCAATCCATCAAGGGATTTGATAGCAACTGTAACCGGAGCAAGGCCGTTTAGAATGTAGAAGGCGTTGTTTAACTTATCAGGCAGCGTCTTGCTAAACGCATCGTTAGTTAAGCTCTCAAGGTATTTAAGGTGAGTAGTTCCTCGAACAATCTCCAAAGCCTCACCAGCTAACTGAAGCTCTCTTGTAGACATCTTTAACGAAACGTCATCCATCATTCCAAGAAAGGATCGACCGATTACATTAAGCTCATGATCCATGAATATTGAAGCCGCGTCCCCCATTGCAGCAACGCCAGAGCTACCAAGAAACGTCCAGCTTGTAGCTGTTCTTAAAGCGTCAGCAGCCTTCGTATCAATAGCATCTGTACGTTTAAGCGTAGACCCAACAACTAAGTCATAGGATGCAACAAAGTTCTTAATGTATTCATCAATCTTTTTCTCGCTGACTCCTTCAGAAGCAAGCCTTTCGCGGTAGTAACTAATTCTGCTTTCAAGAGACATAAGTTTTCCGGTCTCTGGATGTCGAAACTTAGAATGGTACTCAATCTTTGGCGCTACTCTGTTTGTATAAGCAATCATTACCTCTTTAATGTCGGTAACAATAAAGTCCTTTATCAGTTTATTGGGTATGTTAAGGCGCTTAGAAATAAGAGGACCGCTTCTACCTATACCTGTAAAGATTGCATCAATTGCGTCTTCGTCAGTTTCTCCAAGAATGTTATCTATAGTTCTATTTGCCCGAGCAATGAGGGAATCTTCATCAGTGTTTAGCTTCTGCACCTTAAACAAGCCATCATCACCCTTAACAATTTGCTCAGGGTTTTCTCTAAACCAATCAACTAGAATCTTACGGAAGGCATCCCTGTCCTTTGTAATCTTTCTGCGATTGTATATGCGGGTAAGGTAGCTGTTCTGACTTGCTGTTGCAGGCGCTCTGTCTAGCATTTCCTGAACATTTGCAACTTTAGCTCTTGCTTCTGTTAAAGAGCCAGCAAGATCTTTTAAAGCAAATTGCATATCTGGAGTAAGGTCCAGCTTGTTATACAAATTAGCTAGATCATCTACATTCTTCGCTGAATCAATAGCTGAGAAATAAGCCTCAAACTTATCTCTAACTTCTATATGACCCGCAACTTCTCTTTCTAAATCCTTTTGAAACTTTAGCTGTCTGTTTGTTAGGCCTCGCGTTGTTGCAGTCTTGTTCAAAGAAGACAGCTTGCCATTAAGCTCTTCAATCTTCCTAATGCTTTCTCTTAACTGTGGAGTCATCCAACGTCTGTTTTGCTCAATAATGTTTTCAGTTAAACTCTCAAGCCGAGACAGGTTGCCAGTCGCTTTATCAAAGGTTGTATCAAAGACATCCCTTGCATTGATAAGGCCAAGCTCCTCAAGTTCTTTGCCGTACTTATCAAAGAAACTTCTAGCAGCCTGCACAGATGCGGCCTCTTGCGGCGTCATCTTTTCAAACGGAACCTCATCAACCATTAGTCGGCCAATGTGATTGTACCATTCATCAGGCGCAAAGCTACTTGCGCCTACCTTACGGCGAACCTTTTCTACATACTCGCCTACAGGCACGTTAAGAAACTGAGCGTTACCCCTAGGGCTTACTTCTCTATAGTTAGTATTGATAACATCAAGGGCTTTAAACCAGTCGCCCTGACGCCGCGCCGCTTTAACAGCAACAGAAGATCCAACGCTTCTATTCATTTGGTTCATAGCCAAAGGCATACCATTGTCACCCATAACGCCAAGTATATCTAGCTTGGCAAAATCAGGCAGCTCTTTATCTCTAAGCGTTGTTCGAAGAATGGACGGAATGGCCCTCATAAACCAAGAGTCGTTGAACCATTTTCCAGCAAGCGACAAGCCCTCATCTGTTTGAGGGGGCGTACTCGAAACACTTTTTAAGTATTCTTTATAGGCATTGTTAAATGTAGCAGTTCGCGTAGCAGCGTTCTTAGGTCTAGTTAACGCGCTTCCAATTCCATAACCAAGCATACTGCCAATAGCAGTAGACGCTGAAGTGTATAGCGCTGCATTTGCTATCTCTTCTATAGGGTCTTTGCCCTCACTAATCTGAGTCATAGCTTCAGTTAAGGAAACGCTGCCATCGACAACAGCAGCATCTAATGCGCCAAGTTTAGCTAAAGTCTTTGCGTTATATACAGTTTGAGCATTGTAAATCCCATCATCAAAAGAACCTTTCTTGCCAACTCTAAGCGCAGAACCGTCACTTAATCTTATAAACTCTTCAGCATTAGTATCGTATTTTACTTTAGACTTAGCAACGCGAGGTCCATCTAAACTAGTCTTTGCGCCTTGGCTTGCCCTGTAGATAACATCATCAATATTTGCACCACCTCGCAATACTTCTCTTGCCTTTAGCGCTTGGTTCAATGCAGAAGATGAAGAAAGAGAGTTTACTAATGAGGCTGACCTTCCAGTAATAGCTATGCCAAAATAAGGTATAGCAACAGATGCAAGCAAAGAAGGGTCAGTAACAAACAAAGCAGCACCAGATGACTGAGCTAATACTTCTCTATTCTCTCCGCGCTTATCTATATAGGACAATGCAGCTTGCAAGTTTTCTTGAGAGCCTATCCCATAAGTTCTTAGGTAGCTTGCGTCTGTCCCCTCAAAACCAAACTCTTTAATCAGGTCTTCTACATTCTGAATTGAGTCAGGATCATAGCTATCTTGGTTGCCGCCATAGAAAGAAAGCCCCTCAGATATTGGGCTAAAGATATTAGAATACTGAGCGCCAAGAGTTTGACCAAGGCTTACGCTAACGTCTGCTGGTGGCCTTGGTCCAACCTTGTAGTCTTTGCGCGGAGGTACGTTTAGCTCTGCCAATTACTCAGCCCCCTCGTATGCGGCTTTCTTTTCTCTAAATAGAGTTAAAGCATTGTCTTGCCCTAGAATAGTAATAAAGTTTCTAGTAAACTCTGAGCTTCCATTGAGAAGCAAGTCTTCATTAAAGTGGTCAAGAGTAGCAAGGTAAGAGATTTCAGCTATCATTCTTTCCTTCATATTAGCTCCAGAGTTAGCTACTACAGATAAACCATTTTTAGCTTGGAGTCTTAGATCTGACTTTCTGCTTTCGTTGTAATCTTTTTCAAGAACCCAAGGCTGTCCATTAATCTCGATGGACTGAAACGCACCCATGTCGTCCGTATAACCAACTAAAAATCTAGGTTCAACGGACGGAGTAGCATTAAAAGATTCAATGATAGGCTTGTAAGAAAGTTCCATTCTAAGAACCTTCTTTCCTAATGCGTTTCTAGCCGAGTCGCTGACATATTCACTGTTGGTTAATTCAGATCCAGCGCCTAATCGTTCAAATCCGGCCCTAAGACCAGCACTTAACTTAGCCCCAATCCCAAAACCTAATTGAGCTATGGTAGTATCAAGTGGAGTCCCTCCAGTTAGCAGGTGGCCGTACACCCTAGATTCGCCCATTGCATCCGCAAGGGCTTCTCTGTTGTTAATAATCTCATCTACGCTGAAGTATTGACGACGACCATAAAAGTGTTTATTTTCTATGTTTGGGGCAAATACATTGTCATCTTTAGTCATGCCTTTTGTATATGACTTGATTACAGTATTGACAGTATCCTCTGTTATTGTTTCGCCATATGCCTTGCGCACTCTAAGAATAGCTAAAAGCTCTTGCTTAAACTTTGGACTCATAGGGCGACCATTAAACGCCTTGTTGAGATTTGCACTTTTAGCTAAATCTAAATCCTCTTTAATGTCAGCGTCTATGTTGCCATCATAGTTTCGTAACTTAGTAGCAACAACTATAGGTTCTATTCTTTGATTGTTGGCAACATATGATATTGCCCTGTACTTAGCGTAAGCTTCTTCAGACAATGCTCCTCGCATAATGTCCAAAGGCACATCTCCAGCACCACGAACAGTTAAAGAAATTCCTGAGTACTGATCAAATGTTTGAAGCGCTGAACGTAAAACATTTTCATCAATTGCGTTCAATGCGGACTCCATTGCCTCAGCAACCTTAGGAAGCACAACCCCTTTAGCAAGAGAAGAACGAACTGCAAAGTAGCTCATCATTGTAGAAGCAACAAGAACAGTGTCTCCCAAAATCTCTTTTTCGTAGAACTCTAGGTCTTCAGCTGAAGCTTGGTCTAAGCCGCTTTTAATTGCAAACAATTGAGTCTTAATAACTTCTCTTCTAGTAACATTCTTAGCAGCAGTAATCCTTGCATCAACAAACCCCCTAGTAAGCGCTGGAAACTTGTCATTAGATACCTTTAGAGTATCGTACATCTTCTTGGCATTCGGAGAAAACAGTTCAAAGTTAGCACTGGCTGGATCGTTTAGAGCATCAGAAACAACCTGAAGCTCGGCTACACTTAGCTGTATGTCTTTTGAGTCACTCCTTAATGTCTCTGTGTAAGCCTCATCTAACAAGTTTAGTAGAGTAGACTTCTTAACCTCGTCTAAGCTAGACTTTTTTATGATTGCTGCCTGACTTCTGTACTCAGAGTCAACATTCATAGCCTTTGAGAGAGAACCTATAGAGCTTCTAAGCCTGTTCTCTTCATCGCTTTTGCCTTGATCTTCAATTCTGTTGAGGGCTGTCTGACGATCATCGAGCGTGTCAGCAAGTCCAGACCTTTCCTCAGAAGACATTGATTTCAATTGAGAAACAATTGACTGCCCCTGATCTCCACCAATCAACTCTTTAATTGCATTGTAGTCAACACCGCCGTCACTTCGCAGGGCGTTTGTTATTACGTCTATATCTGCTGTTGTCCCGCCTGCAATATCTAAGTTTTGACTAATCCAAGTAGCAGTAAGCTCATCAATTACTGAAGCCTGAACAGTAGGGTCAACATCTTTTGCAAGGGCTATAACACCATCTAAAGTTTGAAGGGGGCTTACCATTGGCGTTAGGTCAGAAATAGCTGAGTCAGCTACAGTCTCTTCATAGCTGGTAACTGATTCATCGTAAGACTTAATGGCAGAAATTACACTTGGAATAGAGGCATTTGTTTTAGCGGCAAGGACGTAAGCGTTCAGATCATCCTCTCCTATCTCCTTTGAAAGCTCCATTAAAACAGTAGGGTTTCTTATCCCAACCATTAATTTAGCTTTTTGTGGGTCAGAGAGGCCAGTATAAATATCAATCAGCCTATTACTTCCAAGCATAGAATTGAGACCGTATGTTCTTTCTAAGGCAGCTGAATACTGAGTTGCCGTCATACCATCAACTTCAAGAAGGCCTTCATATCCAATATACTGCTTATCCATAAGTAAGCGGATTTCATCAGGGTCTGTGCCAGCAGCTATTAGCCCTTTAATAGTTAGTTCATTTCCAGCTAAACGAATCTTCTCTGATTTTATAAGTGCTTTCCTTGCGGCTTCAGCTTCTTTTCTAGCTAAGGTTGTGTATGTGCTTTGCACATACTCTTGACCGTACTCAGTTATGTAACGACTATAGGGTGTAGCATCGCCATCAGCATTATACATACTGTCTATATAGCTAGACATACTGTCTCTGTAGTTAGCAGCGCTACCAGAAGAGGATGCAAGCTCAGTGCCTTTGCTTTGAATTTCTTTTTGAACAGAGCCTTCAAAGCGAGACTTAATCATGTTCTGATATGCAGTCGCAGCAATTTCTCCGTACCCGACAGGCGGTGTGTACCTTACTGGCTGGTTAGTTTCTGGGTCTATTGAAACAATAGCTTCAGAGCTGAGTGACGCAGCAGCTTCAGTGCCTATCTTTTCTGCCCTAATGCCAGCCTTCCTAAACGCTTCGTTAGCTCTTTCTGTTGCAAAGTTTGCAATAGCTTGACCAACTAATTCTCCACCAGCATTTGCCCTAACAACACCAATAGGCTGAACAAACGACTGTCTCTGTAATCTTCTTACAACCATTTAATTCTAGCCTCCTTATGGCGCATCTGTTTTTGCAGCATTTTCTATTCCAGACACAAGAGTACCAAGAGCCTTTACTCTGCTAGCGGCACGTCGATTGCGGCCAGATCGAATCTCTGCAAATGCAGATGCGTCTGCTTGCAATTGTCTAAACAAAGACATTCTTGCAATTGATTTAATATCATCGCCCAGCACTTCTTTGTCTCTCTTTAAGATTCTATCTACAGTTAAGCCACTTAGCTCTCTGCCTGTAGCGCTTAACGCAGCAATATTTGCACTTTCAAGCATTGCAGCTTCCTGCTGTCTGACCATTGCAGCGTTCTTAGCTTCAGTTTCCTGTAGCTTCTTGTCTACTTCAGTAATTCTAAAGCCACTTAACAACGACTCTTGATAAGCCGCTTCTCCTGCTGCCGCCTGTGAGGCCGCAGATATAACGCTGAAAATAAGCCCTATAGACATTACAATACAAGCTCCGCTATTAGCCCATTGACCTGTAGCGGTAGTGGGTCTTTCTGTTCGATAGTTACCTGTGGGTCTCTGCTATGGCCTAGTACCCGTATTTCCTTCTTGCCAGTAATCGCATTGTCTGGAGAGAAGGATCGGTTGTTTATCTTAAACGATCTAGCACCTTTAAGGTCTAGGATTACGTTGCTAATCCCACGCACATCACCAGTCACAGGCCCATTACCTGACGTTACGTCAATTGGGTTGCTGACTATCTTAGCTGTAAAAGCTTTGCCTACATACGCATGGGTAAATGCCGACTCACTGTAAAGAGTAAGGTCAACCTCTTCTCCTGCTGTTACAGTAAGCTCTCCAAGATAAGACTGCTTGCCACTCTTAACACCAATAACGTCAACAACGTCTCCGCTATTATACAGATCGCTTACGTCTACTGTGTTTGTCGAGACAGCTTTGTATAGGTACAGGTCTAAGCCAACATCTTCAGAGAACTCACATAGTTGAAGATTGCCATCAGCATCATGGACGTTTGCAAAGAGCCTGTTATGTACTGCTACTGTGCTAGAGAATGTTCCCGGCGTAGTAACCCTAGTCCATGAAGCTCTCTTCTCAGCACGGTTAGAAGAAAACAAAGCGCCCTCTCCGCTTTTAAAGACAAAGAAAGCATACGAGTCAGCTAAGTCAAAGCCAGAATGCACAACAGTCATAAACGTGGGGTGCTGTATTAGGTGTCCAGACAGCGTTGATACCGCAGAGGCCGTGTAAGCGTCCTCAGACTCCGTGTAGAGATATTCCCTAACAGTGTGGCCATCATGCTGAACAAAGACTGTAGCGCCGTCTATGGAGGCAGGGAGAACAAACTCAGTGCCGTATGGTGTCTGCTTCCTGATCTGGGCGTTAGTCGGCGTGATGGCTTGGTTCAAGTAAGTCGGAACATAAAGCTCACCAGATGCAGTAAACACTTGAAGATCACGATTAGAGATCATGTATCTAATCTCATTTACCTGCCCTGTTGCAGCGGTCAAGTCAAACGAGTCAGTATCTTCTGCGTCCCCTACGTCAAAGTTAAAGTATTTCCCTATCTGGCTCATCCAAATTGTATCTGGCTGCGCTAAGGTTCCAGCAAACACGAGTCTGTTTTCATGAAAGCAAACAGCAGCAGGATAGCCACGAACAGCAGAGAAAGCCTGCTCATACCAATCAGTCGTAGGCGCATGTGTTTCTATCTTTACATATCCACCGCCATCTTCTGAAGAGCTTGCATTACCACCAGCCGTAAAGGTGTAAGTGTTCTCATCAATTATGCTGCCAACAGTTCGTGTGCCGTTAAGGTTGCCAGTGTTAATACTCCCCACAGCAGCGGCATCTTCGATAACAATCGTTTCACCACCAGAAAATCCGTGATCAAGATGTGTAACCTCTACTGTGCTAGACCCCTCAATAGTTCTAAGTGGATTAAGAACAGCAAGTCTAATCTTCAATGTATCAACAATATCTACATTGACATTTGTAGGACTAAAGTAATTTGTAACTGTCATTTCAGATTCATGGTATCTTAAAGTAACGCCTACATGATCTGACGTAAAATAAGAGATATCATAATCTTTGTTGCCAACGCCAACTCTTAGATCCGTACAGGAGGAAAAGTTAATATCAATATAGTTAACTGTTCTCCACTCTGTAGTAGTAGTTACAGTTGCACCTGCCGCAGGGCCATAAAAACTGTCGCCAACAGTCGTGCCATTTTTGTTAGTGCCATTTATCTGAATATATACTGAAGAATTGTCGGCCCCAGCACCGCTGGTAAACGTAAGGTTTTGAAGGGTACTTAGTGTTGCAACCCCGCCTGAAGACAAGACACCATCAAGAGTAAGCGACCCAACTCCAGAACTTTGCTCAGTAGCAATAGCATCATCGTCTGCTTCTATAATCGCATAGGCTCGAACATTTACACCCGTTCCTGTTGTAGCAGCCGGGTCGAGAGCAATGCCTTGAGCTTGAAAATTATAGTAAGGCTGATAAATCTTCTTGTTATCAGTGCGAGTATCAAAAGAAAAAGTGCTGACCTCAAAGGTAGTTAAGCTAGTTCTTGTCACCAAACGAGATGCAAAGAGCGGGTGGCAAACCCACATGACATCGCCATATTGAGCAAACGTGTATTCATTTGCGTAGTCCTTGTCGAAGGGCAGGGTTGCAGAATTAACGTCAGATGTAACTGTTGCTACAAGGCTAACTGAACCATCCGAGAGCAAGCGAAATGCGCGGAGCTTTTCATGTTCGATTGAGATAATATACTCTTCATTATCGTCAAAGATAAACGAAGTAAGGACTGATTTGTATGGAGCATTGGCATCATACGTTAAGCCATAGTCGTGTATATGCTTTAGGCCATGACGCTTTCTCAAGCCGCCTTCTGGTAATACTAAAAAATTCTCAACCCGCTGTGCAGAGGAGTTGAGAATTGGTGTGTCGTTGCGGCTAATAAGTGAATCGCTGACTTCGCCAAACTGAAAGCTACTTATTGGGACTCTAACTTTCTGCATTAACTTCGCCTTTCAGCAATAAACCTCGACGTGTTGAGCTTGCGCGTTGTCTGCGTTTGAGAGTGCAGGCGTCTAGCTTGTGTCATCTGATAGTTGGCTTTCTGCTCCATCAAGCTAGCAAGCTGAGAGTCACGCGCAGCAGAGACAGCAAGAACACCAGCCATCATATACTCAACCGCAGTAACGAAATAGGGAGGCCAGTCAGACTCATCAGCACGGAAGATGTAGTCTGCAACTAAGGTCTCTGTATCAGATGAATTGCAAAATACCTTAGAGCCATAGGTGTCATACTTGATTGGGAAGTCATTCACTGTGACCGCAACAAGCATGATTGACTCAGATGGAAGCTGGTAAGCTGCGTCCCAACGTCCAGAGGGCGCATCCGTTAATCTGTTTAAGACGGCTTGGTCAGTAGAAAAGCGCCAGCGTGAACTAGTCAGAGCTGATCGGGCCATGTCTTCGTACATTGCGTCACAAATTGTTGCTTCCGCAGTGCCATCATCAAAAGACTGAATCACATCACCGCCGATAAGCAATGATGCGCGAGAGCAGATCTTGATGGGTGTGTTTGCTACATCTGGCATTTGAAGTCGGGGGGCCTAAGCCCCCCTCCCTACTTAGTTGTTATCTAAGACTTCATAGATACCGTCGTCATCAATAACGACAGCGCCCATGGACATCATAGAAGTTGCAAGGTGTGATACTTTTTGCGGTACATAGTTTACCTCAGTAGTCACATCGGCGTTAATGCCAAGACCAATTGAGGATGTGTGATACGCAAAGTTCTTACCACCAGCTACAGCAGACGTTGAGAAGATCTTGAAGCCCAAGAACTCTTTCATTGTCATGCCGCCTGCGAATGGCAGGTTCTGTGGCCCTACATAGTCGGACGATGCAAACTCGTTGATAGAGAACAAGTCAGCAAAACCAGCAGGAGACATAGCAAGATAGCGTTGGCCATCTTCTGGAATGTCGGCTGCGCCGAATGTGGAGAACAATGTAAGCAAGTCAGCCTTGACCAATGCACCAGCGGTGTCAGCGATCTGAGTTGAGTTTGCACCAGCATCCATAGCTGTAATAAGGATCTCATCTGTCTTGCGACCCAGAGCGGCAGCAGCAGATTGTGCTACAGCTTGACGCTCATTAATGTTGATCTTCAATTCGTCTAGCTTGTCGATGTACTCTGGAGCGTAAAAGTCAGCCATAGTAGCTTCGACATTGGTGTGTACGAGTTCCATAGCGGTGACATCACCGTTACGAGTTTTAGTGTTTGCAGCGCCTTTACCAATTACTTGGAAACGAGCAACCGAACCAGTGACGTTTGACGAACGAACAGTATTGCGGAGCTTAGACCCCATACGCTGATACGCCAAATGTACTTCTGTTTCGAACTGCTTGATGAAGGCTTGGTCGATAGTATTAGCCATTTTATCAGTCCTTAGATGAAGTTACGATTCAACGGGTGTCCGCTCTTTCACGTCAGCAAGGGTGTCCTTTCGGGCCTTTCAGTGCGTTACGGGCCGTAGTGCCTCATTGTAAACAATCTTTTTGTCTGGATTGCAACGCACAAAATCAACATACTTGTTCGCATCTACTTGGTGTATCCCTACAGCCTCAAAGCCTAGCCACGCTGCCCAGTTAAGCATTCCCTCATAATCTGCTAAGATTGTCATGCTCATATACGTTTCGCTCTGATCGAAAAAGTTAACTAATAGCTTAGATCCACGCGCCATAGCGTGAAAGTTTTGCTTCAAACCATCTGAAAACATTGAGAACATTTGAGGAGACTCTTGATCATCATTGTACCAAAGCCCACCAACCATCAAAAAGCTGTCATCATTGCGCCTGCAAAGGTACGCGCTAGACGTTTCATACATTTCTAACAGTGCTTGCTTAATGTCTGTATGCCCAAGGAGAACCATCTCTCTTTTATTCTCTGAGCTTAGATTCTCGGCCACTTCATCTATATGGCCAAGAGTAAACGGGGTGAGATAGTAGTCACCCCGCTTTAGTATTTTAATCTCGGTAGACCTGTTTGAAGCCAGCGTCGACTTCCCGTACAAAGTTTGGGTCTCGGTCTCTTTGACTGTAATATCTTGGATCATTCATCATCTCCGTGAGCTTTTCCCTACTCAGTCCCGCTGTTGGCTGAGTATTCCCAGCAAATGATCCACCTTTTAGTGCTTCTTGTATAGCCTCTAGCGCAAGAATGCCTTCATGGCTTTCGCACATACGCTCGATTGCTGGCATAGATTCTTCTGGAAAGAACTTACTAGCGAACATAGATGCAGCCTCAATACGAGTATCTGCATTTTCACCTAGCTTTGCTGCCTCTGCCTCTAGGTCAGGACCGCTTTCCGTACCAACGGACTGAGCATACATCTCGATGCCCTGCTTAAACTCTTCTTGTGAGAATCCGTTTTCAAACGCATGATCAGACCACCACTTCAAAAGCTCATTGTCTACAGAGGCTTCTGGGTCAATGATGTCAGGTAGCTCGTAATCACCAGCACTATCAGGGCGGCTGCTAAATGCTTCTGCCTGTAGCTCTTCAAGTAAACCGCTGCGAATATCCTCTTCTTTAGCGCCTAGCTTAGATGATAACTCAGAGTAAGCCTTGGCTAAGTCTTCACCAGTTTTATATTTTTCAGGCAACCAGTCCGGTCTATCTTGTGACGTTACGTCACTTTCAATAACATAGTCCCGTGACGTTGCGTCACTTTCCTGCGTTTCTACTTGACCTTCAACTTCTTCACTCATTTATTTTTGCTCCTATGTGCATGTGAGATACGCTGTTCGATAAGGCCAACAATGTACCGCTGGCCTTCAACGTGTCTCAACTCCTCCGTTGTCACGTTAGGACCGTGAACCATTTCAATGGTTACGGACCGCAAGTAACTCAACACTTCCTTCCCAGTCGGTGTCGAGAATATCTCAGCAATATTCTTACTGATTTCAACGTCTTTGTCGGCAGGGCGCTGAAAGCCGTCCCTGCCAATGTTAACCTTGTTGTTCAACAGGCGCTCCCATTTGCTGTTGCTGTTGCTGCTGTGCCATCTGCTGCGCCATCGCTGCTATCTGCTTGCGTTGATTCTCATCGCGGATCAAGCTCTCAGGCACACCAAACTTCTTAGCAAGATGCGCTGCTGTTTGCTCACCGTCAATAAGAAGCTGCAACATCTCTGGGCCAAACACGCCACCAACAAGCTCCAAGAACCGTGCAATGCTTGAGATGTCTTGGTTAGCTTGGGCTTGAGCAAGCGGAGATACAGACCGAATCTTAACTTCACGGCCATTAATTGAAGGAACCTCAATGCGACCCTGCTTCTTTAAGATATAGATAACTCGTTGCAACAATGGCTGCACAAGCTCTGCCTGCAATCTACCAAAGGCAGACCCCATGCGCCGAGACAGGTCGGCCATACGTTCTGCAACTTCAGTCGCAGTAGCTGGTGTTCGATCTGGATTGCCAAGCATGTCATTGTAAAGAGCGCGTTTAATGTTAAGGCGCATATCGCTTAGCACAAGCTGAGCTACATCAAAGCTACCTGCTGCTTGGATTGGCTGCAAGCCAGCAGAACCCATAGCTTTAGGAATGATTGAACCAGGAACAAGTTGGATCGTATCAGGGTTAATGACGCCATCGTCATCAATTTGATAGACACCAGATATAGCCATTTGAGCGTTCTCAAGAATTAACTCAATAGTTAGATTGGTTGTCTTAATAGCAGACAGAGCGTTGATTAGTGGGCCACGACCATAGATTTCACCCGCGCACTTAGACCAGCGGAAACAAATAAATGGGTTTGCTCCAAGTCCAGATATCTCTTTATAGTAAAGCACTGTCTCAGTGTTCATGCAGATCGCATAGTGAAAGTAAGCATCCTGATTTTTCTTTGAATAGTCTTTGCAGACAAGCTCAAGAACAGTAGTGGTTGCTTCTTTACCCATCTGAGCCATAACTTTAGGATCAAAGGTAGCGTTGGGATACAACTCAGATAGCTGGTCGTACTTAACCTTCTTACGCTCACGATAAACGTGGTCGATTTTATCGTCAGGTCCAGTGTCTAGCACGACATGAGGTAAGGGTATCGCACTGAAATTAATAGGATTAATTGCATCACCCTCTTCGACACAGAGAATACCTGTGCCAACAGCCAAGTCCATGAACGACTCATGCACCTCTTGGCTAAAGTTAGAGTTCTGCAACACCTCAAAAACGTAATCAGTTACATCGTCAAGCTGGTTGTCGATCTCTTCGCGCTGATCCTTTGGCACTTCGCTACCAGACATAAGATCTGCCCATCGAGCAAAGTTAGGAACAATGCCAGACTGCAATCGACTGGCAAACTCTTGGACACCCACAACTGCGGTCTCGTCAAAAATTTTGTCGTCACGGCGTTCACCGGGGGTTTCCGAATAAAACGACTCGCGTTGTGGAAGAGCATACTCATAGCATTCTTCAAACAACGGAACCCATTGCTCCCGAAAGCCTTTAGCTTTCTGATAGCGTTGGATATATTGTTTAGCTAGTTTGTCCATTACTGATTGAACCTACCAATAAATCCTGCTCCAGTTCCGCCGCTACGGAACAAAGATCTACGTCCACGCCCACCACCGCTGCCTCGTCCCTCGCCAGCACGTCGAGCCTCAAGAGCTTCGCCAATATCTTCACGCTTTACCTTAGCTGCCTCTTCTGCTGACTCACGCTTTGCAGCATCAGCTTCAAGTGACTGATCTACAGATACTTGCTTCTCTTCTTGACTAGGGCCACCGCCACCACCAAAACACATAGTAAATCTCCTTTGCTTTATCCTTCGTAAGCACGAAACTTACAAAAACTCAACGCACAAACTACATTCGCGCCCATAACCCCTGCCGTTTTCGTTTGGCTGGGCCTTTATTGAAGACATCAAAGTCACGTTTAGCCACTGTGGGAGTGGCTGGCTTTTGACTATTCATAAGAGCGCGGCCCTCGCCTGCACCCAGAAACAAGTATTGTGCTGCATCGTGAACATGAGAAAACATATTCTTGTCAGGTTTATCCGCAAACCTTTCTCCAGAAACTTCCATTCGCTTGTAAGCATAGCCGCCATCAAAGCCCTTGATTAGCTGCTGACAGCGCCGATCTATTAACATCGCTGGCTTCCCTTCCACCATCTTGGTCAGCTGGGAGGAGACAGCCTCAAGTCGAAGGTCAACAGAGTTGGAAGGCGCTGGGAACGCCCTCAAGCCAGCTCCGCGCATGATGTGAAAGGGAGTTGACTCATCAGTTTGCGCGCGGAAATCACCCGATGGATCGCCAAATATAATGACTTCTCCAGCGGCAGCGAACCTAGTCGCTAATTCTTCTCGTAGAACTTCAGAGAATCTAACGATGCCCATGTCGATAGCTACGATCTCAGACTGAACAAACCATCTTCCGCGCACCTTTTGCCCTATAACAGCGGCAGGAGTTAGCCCAAAGTCCACGCCTACATACAGAGGCACGTTGGCTGCTACAGGTATTTCCTCCTTGGCGACATGAACTTCTGCTGCAAACATTGGATACACAGGCTTTCCTTCTTGGATATGGCCTAGTCTATTCATAACATACACATCAATCCAAGACTTAGTTTTACCCTGTACTAAGTTAGGGTAATAGCTCTTCATCATGTTTTTCTGGTTCTCAGCTTCTTTGCTGGGAACGTAATCCTCTATCTCGCCTTCTTCTGATTTCTTTTCGACCATGCCAGCGGGCTGCGTAAAGAAATTCCAGTTATCTGGTTTGACCAGCATCTTAGCCTGCTCACGCGGTATATGATCCGGGATTGGTACTTCTCCAGACATAATCGGCCACCAGTGATCTTCTTCAGGAGCGTTGGTATCGGCAATGACGCCAGTCCAAGAAGGACCGCCATCACGCATAGAAGGATAACGACCCACACGCATAGTACAGGCATCAATAATACTCTTAGGTATTTCGCGCGCTTCATTAATCCAGATGCCAGTAAGCTCCAAAGATAGGAGTTTCTTGACATCTTCTGGGCGGTCAAGTGCAAGGAAGAGAACCTCAAGTTCAATGTCACCTTTTTTTATGTTGTGTGTATATGGGACTGACCAAGTAAACTTTCCCCAGTCAGCTTCTGGAAACCAGTCCAACCAAGTCTTAATCGTCGTTGTTCTAAGCTGTGGGTTAGTGTTCCGTATGATCGCCCAGCGACTTTTCCGACTGCCATCAGGCGCTTTCTTCTGTTCCAGAGCGCGGCGGAATACTTCTACACAGCAAGCAACAGATTTTCCAGAACCTACGGGACCGCGTATGCCACGAAAGAAAGTGTTGTCCTTCATGAAGCCCTTGAGAACATCGCCATCAGGCTTGTACTTGAAGTCAACCACTACCGCAGTCCCTTATCCACGCCGAACTTAATCATACGCTGCACGACCTCTGGGCCTATGCTTTCAATTAGCTTGTCGCACTCTTGATCTGTGACAAACGACTTGCCGTGCTTGGCCTCAACGTAAGCGAACTCAGTCTTACGAACAATGCCACGAAGCATCTGTAGCTCCATGGGCTTTAACGTACTGATAAAGCTCACTTCTTTTTGGCCTTTGCCTTCTTAGCGGCAATAACTGCGGCCTTCATACCAGCTTTAGTATATGGGTATTTCTTTCCAGCTACATTAGGCATTGCGATACTTCCTTACTTTGTTGGCAATTGCTTTCGGTTGAGCCACATGCTGCTTACCCTGAGCCTTGCCCTTTCGTTTAGCTGCGGTTGTAGCTGCATATTCAGAACTACTAAGAGCAGAGATAGCCTTAGTAGGAAGATACCGCTCACCTGTTTCACTGGACTTCTTTCCAGACTTGGTGCGCCACTTCTGCTTGCCCCAATTCATCAGAGACTTTTGTGGAGCTTTCATCGGTATCCACCGCCTGCCGCCTTATAGCGTTTAGCTAGTAGCTGCGCTTTACGAGCAGACCACTTGCCTGCTGCCGTCCCTTGAACATTTGCTGCCTTTATCCGGTTAAACAAAGTCTTCCGCATCTTAGGCTTTGTGTAGTTACCTGCTTCATTTACTGCCATTCTTTTTACCCTTGGCTGGCGTCTTAGCTTTCTTTTTAACCCAAGCCTCATTCTCTGGGGTGCTTGGGTCGTCAGCTACATAGTGTCCCTTCTTAGTCCGCGCACGCACTTTAACTTCTTTTACGTCTGCATCTGCAATGAAAAGCAAACGTCGAGTGTCTGGCTTTCGCGTTGCGCCTGTATATGTGGTTCCAGCAAGGGTGTGAGTGGGACCATCGTAAGGTGTATTGTCGTTTGCGTGCATCCAAGCCATGCTTCATCCTATCCGTAAGGGTTCAATAAACTGCGCCGCATCGCTCCAACGCGCTGCTCTGGTGTCTCGACATCCTTCATCTCAGGAACATCGCGGTCAACCTTCTTCTGAGAAAGAGACGGGAGCGCCCCGTAGTCTACTTTCTGCTCACCGTACATCTGAGAAACGCTTTTGCCCTTACTGCCGCCAAAACACATTACCTGTTCCCTTCTTTAATCATGTCAGCTTCCATCTTTTCAACGCGCTTCAGCAATGAATAGTGCTTGCTGGAAATAACATCATTCTTCTCAGGGATGCGCTTTAAGTTAAACGCCTTGATAATAGCTCGTTTAATAACCTTGAGAGGCTTATTGTTCTTTGCTTTGTCCATGTCATCAAGCTGCTTGTCTAACCGCTCGTACACGGCTTGCTTGGTAATCGGTTTCTTCAGAGTGTTATTACCCACGGGCCTTGTTCCTTTTAGTAATTGCTGCTGCTTTCTTCCGGGCATCTGCTGGGGAAGAAGCGCCCCATGCTTTCAATGCTAAAGCCTTGCGGGTCGGGCGACCCTTCTCATCTTTCATCGGGCCTTTAACGCCAGCCATTCGAGCAAGGAAAGAAGCGCGACGAGGATTGTCCCCGCTCCTAACAGGAGCCTTTAGCTTGGAGCCAGTGGTTCTGTTGAAGTGGGCGCGACCCGCTTTGTTCAAACCACCTTTAGGATTCTGATGCGCTTTGATTACCATAACCTGTACTCTTCAATGCAGCCTTAACCTTGCTCATGTCCTGTCGGGGAGCGGGGGTCGGCTCTGGGGATTTGCTAAATCTACTCATGATCGGACCTTAGCTAAAGAAAAAATAATTATCAACCGCACAGAATCTACTAGCTGTCAGCAGCAGGGAGTATCCCTGCAAGCCTTGTGGGGAAATAATGAGAGCGGGGGACCAGTAACGGAAGGAGGCCCGGTAGTTTTTCCCCCACCCCCGCCTGTGACAAACGCACCTAAGTGATGGCGGCGGGGCCTCCTAGCCCAGATCAATGCTGACTCGGATATCACCAGCCACCTGAACCTGTGACCTGTCTATCGGTTTATACCCAGCTCGATCCAGTAAATCCTTGCTAGCTTCTAGCTGAACGTACTCTGACTTAGCCCCCATAGCTAGCCGTCTCACTGTTCCAGCTGCCAAGGTAGCACTAAGCCCAAACTCCTCGTTCATCCTCTGCATCAAGTACTGCTGCACATGTGGTAGCTTCATAGTCTTGGTAGCTGTTACTCTTCCAGACTCACCGCTACTGTATCCAGCGGCCTCTGCTGCCTTAGCTATAGTACACCCTCTTGCTACAATGGTGTCAACTAACGCTGTCTGTTTCTTAGTCAGCTGTCTTGTATTCGGAACCTTATTCATCCGTACATACCATCACTTAATCCCATTGCTTGCCCCCCTCTCCCTCTCTCCCCCCAATAAGCCCTATTCTGAAACTGCTTGTCAATATGTGACGTAGCGTCACTTACGTAAATAGGTATCATAGTACCTCGTTTAGCCATTGACAGGGCGATCCCTTACGGGCCGGGCTGTCGTGAATGGTGACGCCCTTGGCGTCTCCACCCTACGGGCTTCCATCCCTATCGCAGGGGGACATTGGCCTGTCCCCCTTAGACCCCCTATGCCAAAAGAGAAAGAATGAGCGCTATGCGCACAGGTTTAAGAACACACCCCTCGCTTTGCTCGGGGCGTCTTTCAACGGCCAAAACCGTCTGGTTCCAGCCCGTCATGGCTCATTCCCCAAAACATTCGCAAGGGGTACGCTTCGCCCTTCGGCCCCTTGCGAACGTCAAGCCTCGCTTTGCTCAGTTTGTGGATGACCCCTGTCGTTCTGGCCCCAGCCGCTTTCGTCCGCCGAAAGACTGTGTGGGGTGTTAAAACAGAACTCAGGAGAACAGATCATGACTAATACGAAATCAGTAAATATCGCTAACGAAATCTGCAACATGTTCACACACGACACAGAGGTGTATTTTCACGAAGACAATCTTTCAGGCAAGACCGATGGCTGGCGTCACGTTGATACCATGGAATTTCACCGCCGTATTCTGCTCGAACGCATGATTGGCCACTTCGAATATTGGTTGCCACGTCAGAAGGATCGCGAGTCGAAGGCCAAGTATTTTGCCGAGCGTTATCGCGGCGAATACACACCCGGCAACGAGCTGGCCGAGAACAACTTTCGCGGTGCCGTAGCTCGCTATCAAGCGGAACACATGTTGACCACGACCATGCAAGCCGAGCTTGCACAGTTTCAGGCAGCATACAAAGAGAGCTTCAACAAAAGCTATACATCACAGAAAGCCACTGTCATTGATGGCGATCTGCCCGACGACATCGCAACGCTTATGAAATCCATGGACAGCATGGACGCAGACAACGAGAGCGCAGCCCCCAAGAAAGGGGTTGCGTAACACAGCGGGGGGTCGGATGGCCCCCCAAAATTTTCGCGCTGCGCGCGAAGAATAGCCGGGCTTTGCCCGCCTGTAATCAACTCGCTACGCTCGCACAGGCTCGGCCTCTGGCCTCGTATGGCTTGCCGTCCCACCACAGGGTACGGATGGCAGG